TGTGAAGGCCAGGACACACAACGCTCGTCCATGAACTCAATTAAGAGTTCACAGCAGAGGTCAATGAGTTGCGGATGTTGTTTCGCATCAAACTGTTTTGTGTCTCCTGCTTCATAGAGGGATCCCTTGGGACAATGCCGAACAAGGTACTGGTAGATTTGAGTCCACTGTGTACAGGCATCAATGCCTATGCAGAGAGGAGTGAGGTTGGGATGCTTGGCAAAGGCTGCCAAAACAGACCCTAGCCACTTCCTCTGCACAAACACTTCAGCGGTACACATGGACATGATGGTTCTGAGCTTTCCTTTTTCAACTTTCTCTCTTGGTAGTAGCTCATCTTTCTTGCAGTTGGCAGCTAGGGTGCATAGAGCAGCGCCCATACGGGCTGTTGATTCATACTCTTCCACATATTTTCTAAGGGCAGCACCTGCAACGTCGTTGAGTTTAAAGGGAAGGACATCTGCTTCTAGGAAGTCTCTCTTTGAATTGACTCCATACACGGCCCAGAAGGGACCGGCACTAGTACTCATGTCCATATGGTTGAGAAAAGGGGCTAAGGGAGTTGTCCTAATCCCATTCAAAACTTCCTCCTCGTTCAGTATGAAGAGAGACTCTCCGGCAACTGCTGGGAACAGCAGCCGGCGAGCCTCTCTCCCGACATAAGCTAAGAGGTCGTCAGGAAGGGGTTTCAGCTCCTGCCCATACCTAGCAAACGCATTGTCATACGGGTTTTTGTTGACTAGGCCCGATTTGTCAATGACAGCTAGCGAGGTATTGGGGCAGACAGGCGCAGGAACAACATCCGGAACAAATTCTGGAAAAGCTGCTTCTAGGTCTTCATAAATTGGGGACTTTTCTAGCTTGGATTTTCTGGAAGTTACTGGAGCACCCTTCCACAATCCAATGGAATCAATCCGGTCAAAGGATCTGACTTCTTCGTCTGAGTCGATAAGACGACCCAGGCTTTCAGGCAGAACTGAGATCGGAGTGGTCCCAGAGGATGGCTGATGGTTCTCCTTAGTCACACCGGCAAGTGCAGCAGTGAGATATTCATCTGTCACAATGGCTCCTCCTCCCGTGATGGACCCATCTGAATGATGGAGGCCAAATATGGGGCGTTGTTGATGGCCAGGTGCAAGCGACAGGTAAACACTCCCACAGCTACCCCTGATAGTGGGCTTGGGGACATTGAAAAACTCAGCTACTAAGACATCTTGAAGAGAATGGTCTCGGCCTGAGTATATGCCTGCTCTGTATGAATGGAGACAGGTCACGCAAGGAGCTATAGCGCCTGTTCTATGGTCGACTATAGCTGCCTCACAAACATTGGGACAGTCAGCTGTTCTAATAAAATACTTGGTAATGTCTTTGAACATGGTTTTCAATGGGCATTTAACTTTGATGATGGCTATATCAAGAGATCGGTCTTCATGGATAATCTCAAACTCATACTCCTCTCCTTTGCACAAGACTTTTTCTGATGTCTTGGCAGCATGGCATACGGTGAGGGCGAGGTTGTCTCTGATTCCCGTGCCTCTGACGGTCCTGCCTATCGAGTCAACAACAGTGATCTGGTTGGAAAGGATCTTCTCTTGCATTGACTTGATGTGGGGAGTACCAACGTCAAAGTCGGAGAACCTCTTTTGTCTGTAGGACAGGATGTCTCTGGCTCGCGGGGCATTAATAACGCCTCCTGCTGATGGTTTGAAGTCAGAGTTCCTGAACTGGGAGATTCGTTGGAGTTTCTTGGCTGGCTTCTTCTTCTCGTCTGGATACACCGCAGATGGTTCAGCCTTGTCACAGCTCCAGTCGCAGTCATCACAGACAAAGCCACACTTTCTAGCACATGGCGTGTGAATACACTCAGCGTCGTGGGTTGCTAAGTGAGACTCCTTACAGTTTGGACAGAAACACTCCTTCTTTGGAGAAGGAGTGCTCCTGAGAGCCCTGTAAAGGCCTAGGCACACAACTAGGAGTATGGCAATGACTATGAGACTAACTATAATGGGATGTTCTACGACCCATTCTTTAGCCTTTTGGACTTGATGCCACCAGCTTGCTTGCTGCACCTTGGTGTCGAGCGCAGCTTGCATGGCAGCGATGTCGGCTTTGAGCTGAGCATCACACTCGTTCCCTGTAAGGTAGGAATATATTTTAGCATGAATACAGGGGGGATATGATGGAGTGTGAGGCTTGTCTCTGACAACATCAAAGCATTGGAGTCTAGGGATTACATAAGTAGACTCCCCTACCTTGACAGTCAAGGTCATATTGACTGGTGAATAGTCAAAGCTGGGCCAGTTTGGTGGTTTCACAGCCATATGAACTATGTTATTTTTAGTCACATAGACTTTCTTGTCTCCAATTTCTAAGCAGACAGAGTAGTTCTTTCTGGACTGTCTGAGGAGTCTGACATATCTGATGCACATCGTTTCAATGTTGTGCTCATTGATGTCTGTGGGAACTTTCCAGAAACTGGCATCCGCACACAGAGCATAGTCTCCAAGCATGGCGGTAGAGAATCTAAGGGAAAAGGCTGAACTGGGAAAGGTCAAACCTTTTGTGATCCTCTTGAAGTCTTTAAGAGCCTTATTAATGTTCTCAAAACTATCTGACTTGACATGAACGTCAGCTACTTCCTTAGGCATGTCGTCCGGTGATGTATGGACAACTCTTAGGTTGTAGCAGGCATTGTTGAGGAAGTCAAGTATGGGCTCATCAATGTAGTCTTTCTCCTTGCACACAGCGTGCATAGGGTCTAGTCGGTTAACTAAGCCACCGGCATCCATAAGGAATGCGTATCCTCCAGCAGATGTGGAGAAAAACTTGGTGCCATCTTGAAGGGCTAAGTTACCGCCTATACCCATGCGACGAGCTGTTCCCTCGCTGAAGAAGGGAGTCTCCCAAAACGTTCCTCCTCTGTACCTGGTAAGCAGAGCTAGTGTTGGAAACCTTGGTAGGTTGGCTCTGAACTTACAGTTAGAGGAGGTTAAAATGAGAGAGCCTTCATCAGTTTGGTCGTACATACGGATAAAGGTATGCTCTGAGCTTCTGTCACCTGACTGGACGGCATCGTCAAACAGGTAGATAGCTGGGCCTGGGGCAGGGGCTGTTCTGATTGGAAGACCAGACAGTCTAGATGCTATCCTGGCTATCTTTCTGCACATAACTGTCTTTCCACAGCCTGTGGGGCCATGGAAGGATATGGCTATCCTGCCAGCTGATGAAGAGGGAAGATGACCATCAACGTACTCTGGATGAGCAGCGTTAAAGGCATCTAGCTCAACAGCAAACTGAGCTTGGTGGAGATTGTAGTGCTCTACTGCTTCGGCTACAAGGTCGTCTGTGCTGCAGGGTAGTTCAGCTGCACGTTGGGTTATGAGGATGTCATCAAGTCTCCACTTCTTGCTAGTGATGGTAAGGTGAGAGCCATCAGCTTGGCGATGAGGCTGGTGAAGACGATCTGCATCTTGGTCATAGTTGGGATCTTCTACTCCAAAGAAGTTCATACGTGACCAGAAAGCCTTCTTGGCGGCTAACTGCATGTTGCCCGGGAGATTCACTCTGTCTTGGTTGGCAATACAGATAATAAAAGGGCTAGACATGTACTGATGCTTCTGTTCTATGGCAGCACCCTCCAGGTTACAAGGGCTGGTAGACACCAATGTATTCCACAAGGGAATCATGGGATCATCCATGCCGTGAGCAAGAAACTCATCAACAAGGAAGAAAGTCTCACCATTGTAACGGGAGAAGTACTGTCCAAAGGGCTTACCGTCGTATGACGTATTTGGCAGTCCTGTGGCTTCTGAAATGGCAGGCATGAGTACGTTCTTGGCGTACCATGTCTTACCAGCACCAGCAGGTCCACTCAAATAAATCACAGTTGGGTGAATCCTAGGAGCAGTTCCTCCAAAGATCTGAAGGAGGACTTGGGTCTTCTGCAGGATGACTGGGATCATCTGGTTGATCTGGTTGTAGATGCGCATCGCATGGATATCTTCACGCTTGAGGCTGCGACTCATATCTATAAGCTTGGAGTGTACTCCAGCTAGCTCATAGTACAGAGCAGGGTGTGAAATGAACTCATTGTTGGGAGTGAGAATCAACACACGTGCTCTGGAGGCAAGCTCTTCGATGTTAGTGCGGAAGACGGCAGAAACTGAATCAATACCAGCAACTGCTTCTGACACGGCATCTATTGAGTTGACAAATTCTTGTTGCATGGACTTCATGTTCTCTCTGGCTCTACAGATGTGATTAAAGTCTATTATGGGGGCTGTACCAAAAGTACCGGCAATCGTTGCTGAGACTGCGGTACTAATGGCTCCCATAACAACACTCAACCACGCTGGTCCCCAGGATGGTTCTTGGGTCATGAGCTTGTCAGCTTCCTTGAGCAGGTCGATGTCGGCCTTACAGTACTCAAGGGGATATACTGGGTTGGAGTCTTCATCGGGAAGCTTGCCTGTGAAATCGTCATCAGCACCCCATGCAGGTTCTTGATCGTCACGGGGTACAGTGGCAGCGAGTTCGGCAGCTAGTTGGGCATTTTCTCTACCATCGAGCACGGCTTGGAGTTCTTCTGGGCCGGGGATAGGACGCATAGCATTAGCTATCTCCTCATCGGTCTCATAAGGATCCCATGCTCCATCACTCTCTTCAGAGTACTCTGGATCTGTGCTGCCGTCTAAGGACTCATCAGGATCAACTGGATTTTGAGCAGCAGCAACACGGAAAGCGGCATCTTCCTCTATGATGACTTGAGGGCGGGCAGCAACTGGCACAGCTCTGGCGGCAAGGCGGCGGGCGTTGTCGAGAGCTGCTTCGATGTTGTCGACGACTCTGTTGGCATTGGCTTGTCGGACATTCATCTCATCAAGGAACTCTGCTCGTTCTCGCTGCTCCAACTCTTCTACTGCTTCTCTAATGACGCGGCGACGTCTAGTGATGTCAGCGAGGGTAACTACTTCTGGATTACCAGGGGACCTGGTACTGGCTCGTGTAGTACGCTCATTACGACACATGACGCACCGGGGCACGAGTTGGTCATTGGATGTGAACAAAAAGAATTGCTCACACTCAAGACAAACAACGTGGTCACAGTTGTAGATGTAGGTCTCTTCTGTAGTGCCTTGGCAGCACATGCAGGGGAGAACAAAGGAGTTCTCAACCCGTACTTCTGGTGTTGGCTCACGCTGTACAGTCCAAAGGAGGCCTGAAACAGCTAAACAGTGGACGTCAACTTCGGTGGGTGTAGGTCCGCGACACAGGGGGCATGTGGCTGTGTTTTCTGAACAAACGGAGCAGACTCTACCATTGCAAGCACCACACTTAAGGGGCTTGCGTTCTTCGCTGAAACCATCAGTACAGATGGGACAGCAGAAGTTGTCTGTGTCTTCAATAGCTTGACGCACAAGGTTGGCAAGATTGTGGTCTTCAAGCTGGACTAGGGGATCATCCAGGTGTTCTCTCTGGAATGTTTCCTCAATTCTAGTTCCTTCACTTGCGAAGTACTTTTCAACTTGGGTGGTAACTTCAGCAATGATCTTGGAGGTGACTACGCCTGGACGCAGGACAAGTTCTACTATGGCTGCTACATTTAAGGCTAAGGTAGCCATAATGGCGGTTTTCCATAGTGTGGATGAGTCAGGGAGGGAGGCGCACAACATAACAGAGGACAAAACAAGGGCTGAGATGGTAAGCCAATTGAGATTCTTCATGTATGAAGCCACACTGGCGCCAATAATACCTGTGGTGGTGAGGTAGGATGTGAGACCTGTTCTAATGGCCTCAATGGCAGGGGATTGGCTAGGAAGCCAGGTGCACTCATCGCCAATGTTATCAAGGGAGGCTGCTTCCTTCATGTAAACAAGGTGTTTTGCTTTCTTGTAGAGCTTCATATAGAAGATGATGTCTTTCAATGCAGCTCCAGGGAAAAGTTGAAAGGGGAATTCTACTTCAGGCATTTTCAAGCAATGATCTGACCCTGTGATCCGCAAGCGCTGTAAAGCGCAGCGAAGGAAATAACGGTCTGATCTAGGCCAAACTTCTGGGTGGGGGAGGTGTGACTTTAGAAAAGGGGCCCAAGCAAACCACTCACAAACAATCATGGAAAATTTAGGAGAATGAGAGTGGGAGAGCAGTGATTTGGCATGTTCTATCTGCTCAGGCGAGTACAGAGGGCTATACTCCTCGTAAATCCTCCTGGCTTGGCGTGTGGCGGCGATGGTACGCGATGACCGGCGTGGCGCGATGCGTGGCGTGGGGCGTCTGGGAGGCATGGCGTTCATAGGTAAGGCGTACTGGCATGTTTGAGGGTCTTTCCGAAGGGGTGCAAGCGTACAGGGCGGTCGGATCGCAACCCGCCGTGCACTTAAATTTCTAGCTATCTACGCATTATGCGAAGTTGGGTTTGTGCTGCTAAAGAACAACAATGTCCACCAACCAGCTACGCAGACTAAATGCTAAAAATCAGAAGCTACTGCATAACGTACAGAGAAGTACACAAATAAATGAGACAACTCAATAGAAAGAGTACGCGCTTCTTAAACCGTCACTGTCAACAACCTTGAAAACAGATCAGGGAAGGGTGAAAAGAAAAGCAAGATACATAGCAAGGACAAAACAGAAGCCAAGATCACATTCATTATCCGGCTAGTGACAGCTAAGATTCCAGCTAAACAGTGCTCATATGTGGCACTGAAAAACTAGACTAAAATCGCGTCGCAACAGTATTCAATAACTCAATCGGGTCGAACCCTCAGACTGAGAAACGGTGCCTGATGCTAAACAAAATTAGAAGCTTGACTAACTGCGAATGTGGGACTAAAGTTCTGGCGATGATCAATAAAATGCAAAACTCTCACATGAGAAATCTTAAAATTAAAAATCTTAAAACTAAATAGAGGGAGAAGGTAAAATAGAAATAAAATAACTACTACTTCCTACTACTACTTCCTAAAAAGGCTTCGTAGGCTTCGTCAGTAAAAGAGAAAGGTACACGGTAAAGTGCTCTGAATCAGGTAAAGGACCCGCCTGGGAGAAGCTGGTTTTTAGGCCAAGGGGTGTAAAACAAAACTAGTGATAAAACTATGTGAAACAAGTGATAAAGTTAATTATAACAAGTGTCAAAAGTGTTTCCC